CTAATAAGGATATCAGTCCTTTAGGGGGTGGGGGTACAAAAAATGCAGCGTGACAAAAATATGTTTCACATGAAACACCCCCCGTCAACTTTCTATACAAAAAAGGGGTGGGGGGTATGAAAATAAAAGATGAATATCCAGATTTGCTAACCTTAGACGGCTTCGATGAGGCGATCATCGGAGTAGTGGAACGTATCGGTATACAGGCAATTTGCTATGACACCCAAAAGATCATTGACATCCTAAAACGGGACATGGATGAAGACATGGCATGGTTGTGGTTTGATATAAATATCGCCAAGGCATGGGTCGGGGAGTCGACACCGTTCTTTTTGCACAGGGGGACGTAATGGATGAACTAAAACTGGTACGGGCAAAAGGTGCTGCAATGCACTCGCTTGGAATCTTAATAAACCATGACCGTGAGGCGCTCATGCAGATTCTGACTTTTGTAAAAGAGCATTTATTAGAAAAAGAAGCTCAGGCGACTAAGGCGATGTTCTTGGCAAATGAGGTTGTAAGAAAAGCCCGTTATGGGAAGGCATAAGGTAACGACTGTGACCCCAGCGCAAAAAGAGATCTTTTTGGTGATTGACTCATTCTGGAAAAAGCATGGGTTTGGACCATCTATTGACGATATTATGTATTTGACTGGCGAGAAAAGTCGAGGCAACGTCTGCCGTAAGATGTGGCGTTTAGTCGCCTTGGGAATGTGCAGTGGGATCAAAGGGGTTCCAAGGTCTATTCGTCCTAAGTACATTCGGGCGCACCACATTGAGTAAATTAGAAGAAATCCTAGCCAGCCTTGGAGAAGGTGAACGTGCCAGCATTATGGAAATGGCACAAGCCTATCAAGACTCGGTAACACGGGAAAAAGGGCAAGTGTCCTTTATGGAGTTCGTAAAAGTCATGTGGCCTGGATTTATTCTAGGACGCCATCATAAAGTCATGGCTAAAAAATTTGAGGAGATTGCCAATGGAAAAACTAAGCGTCTTATTATTAATATGCCTCCCCGCCATACTAAGTCTGAGTTTGCCAGCTACCTACTGCCAGCCTGGTATCTTGGCAAGTTTCCTCATAAAAAAATTATCCAGTGTTCTAACACAGCCGAACTCGCAGTTGGGTTTGGACGGAAAGTTCGTAACTTAGTAGATGGAGATGTCTATGGCAAAATCTTTCCTAACGTGGCTTTGCGACATGATAGTAAAGCTGCTGGTCGTTGGGCTACTAATGCCAACGGTGATTATTTTGCTATCGGTGTTGGGGGTACTGTCACTGGTAAGGGAGCAGATTTACTCATTATTGACGATCCTCACTCGGAACAAGAAGCAGCCCTAGCATCCTCGGATCCATCGGTGTACGACAAGATCTTTGAATGGTACGGATCTGGTCCACGGCAACGACTTCAGCCAGGTGGCTCAATCGTAATAGTAATGACCCGCTGGTCAAAACGGGACTTAACGGGCAGAGTACTTCAGTCTATGGTCGAGCGAGACGGGGACGAATGGGAAGTCATTAACCTTCCAGCCATTCTACCTACAGGCAATCCCCTCTGGCCTGAGTTCTGGTCATTAGACGAATTAGAAAAACTTCGCAACGAACTGCCAATTTCCAAATGGTCAGCGCAGTATCAGCAAGATCCAAGCTCAGAAGAAGGCGCCCTAGTCAAACGGGAATGGTGGCAAATCTGGGAAGACGAAAGACCGCCAGCCTGTGACTTTGTAATCCAGTCTTGGGATACCGCTTTTACTAAAAACGAGCGTTCAGACTACTCTGCCTGCACAACTTGGGGGGTTTTTTATAAAAACGAAGATCCCAATGATGCCCACATTATTTTGCTAGACGCACTAAAAGAACGGCTGGAGTTTCCTGAACTTAAGAAACGAGCCATGGAAATGTATACCGAATGGGAACCCGATGCGTTTATTGTGGAAGCAAAAGCCTCTGGTGCTCCCCTTATATTTGAGCTAAGATCCATGGGTATACCAGTACAAGAATTTACACCTACCCGTGGAAATGACAAGATCTCCCGTGTAAACTCTGTAGCAGATATGTTTGCATCAGGTAAAGTATGGGCACCTAGAAAACGGTGGGCAGAAGAGGTTATTGAAGAGATGGCAGCGTTCCCTAATTCAGACCACGATGATTTGGTTGACTCGGCAACACAGGCACTATTACGTTTTAGAAAAGGCGGGTTTATCCGACTACAAAGCGATGAACCAGATGAACAGCGGTACTTTAAGTCTAGACGACCAGTCAGTTATTACTAAGGAAAAATAATGGCAATTGATAAAGCACTCTACGAATTACCCCAAGGTCTTGAGGCAGCCTCTGCCGCCATGGAGCCAATTGAGATCGAGATCGAGGATCCAGAAGCTGTCCGCATTGGCATTGATGGGCTAGAGATTGAAATCAAGCCAGAAGAAGAAACTGCCGATGACTTTGATGCTAACCTAGCCGAATACTTAGATGAAGGTTATTTAACCCAGATGTGCAATGACCTTCTGGGTGATGTAGAAGGTGACGTATCGTCCCGTAAAGAATGGATGCAAACCTATACAGACGGCATCGAGCTGTTAGGCATGAAGATCGAGATCCGTTCTGAACCATGGGAAGGCGCCTGCGGTGTATACCATCCATTGCTTTCCGAAGCCCTAGTTAAGTTCCAAGCCGAAACAGTTATGGAGACTTTGCCTCCAGCTGGTCCAGTCAAGACCGTGGTTGTTGGCAGGGAAACCCCTGAAATTATGGCCTCGGCTGATCGTGTTCAAAAGGACATGAACTACCAAATTACCGAAAAGATGCCAGAGTACCGTCCAGAGCATGAGCGTATGTGTTGGGGACTCGGACTTTCAGGTAACGCTTTTAAGAAAGTCTACTTTGATCCTTCCCTAAACCGCCAAGTATCCCTGTTTGTGCCAGCAGAAGACCTGATTGTTCCGTATGGCGCATCTGACTTACAAAACGCAGACCGTGTTACCCACGTCATGCGTAAGACTGAAAACGAACTACGCAAGCTGCAGGTCGCAGGATTCTACCGAGACATTGATCTTGGCGATCCAGTCAACTCGTTTGATGATGTAGAAAAGAAAATTGCAGAAAAAATGGGCTTCCAAGCAACAACGGATGACCGCTATAAACTCCTTGAAATTCAAGTTAATCTTGATATTGAAGGTTTTGAAGACACAGATGAAGATGGAAAGACTACTGGAATTGCTCTGCCATACATTGTCACTGTGGAAAAGGGAACGCAGAAGGTATTAGCGATCCGTAGAAACTGGAGACCTGAAGATGAAACAAAACAGAAACGCAATCACTTCGTTCATTACGGCTACGTGCCTGGCTTTGGCTTTTATTGTTTTGGCCTTATTCATCTTGTGGGCGCCTTTGCAAAGTCTGGAACGTCTATTATTCGGCAGCTGGTCGATGCTGGAACGCTTTCAAACTTGCCAGGTGGCTTTAAGTCCCGTGGACTGCGCATCAAAGGCGATGACACCCCAATCAGCCCTGGAGAGTTCCGAGACGTTGATGTCCCAAGTGGAGTCCTCAAAGACAACATTCTGCCATTACCGTATAAGGAACCCTCACAAGTCCTATATAGTCTGCTTGGCACAATTGTAGAAGAAGGGCGCCGATTTGCTTCGGCATCGGATATGAAGATTGCCGACATGTCAGCCAACACCCCAGTTGGCACGACACTGGCTATTCTTGAGCGCACCCTAAAGGTAATGTCGGCTGTTCAAGCCCGTGTTCACTACTCGATGAAGCAGGAACTAAAGCTCTTAAAAGACATTATCCGTGACTACACGCCTGACCAGTACAGCTATACGCCTGACGTTGGCACTCGGTTTGCTAAACAAGAAGACTATGACAACTGTGACGTAATTCCTGTAAGCGACCCAAATGCCGCCACAATGAGCCAGAAAGTGGTTCAGTACCAAGCCGTCCTGCAACTTGCCCAGCAAGCTCCGCAGCTGTACGACTTAGGTCAACTGCACCGCCAGATGCTAGAAGTCTTAGGCATTAAGAACGCCAAGAAGCTGGTCAAGATTGAAGATGATCAGATGCCAGAAGATCCTGTAACGGAGAACATGAACATCTTGAACATGAAGCCAGTCAAGGCGTTCCTCTATCAAGACCATCAGGCGCACATTCAGGTGCATATAAACGCCATGCAAGACCCTAAACTGGCTCAGTTAATTGGTCAAAACCCACAAGCTCAGGCTATTGCTGCAGCTGGAATGGCGCATATTCAACAGCACCTAGCTTTTGAATACCGTAAGCAGATGGAAGACATGATGGGCGTTCCATTGCCTACTGGCGAAGAAGAAAACGAGGAAGCTATTCCACGGGATATGGAACTTCAAATCTCTAGAATGGCTGCACAAGCCTCTGACCAGTTGTTAAATCGCAACAAAACCGAAGTGGCTGCCCAGCAAGCCCAGCAAGCAGCCCAAGATCCAGTTATTCAAATGCAAGCCAAGGAACTTGAACTCAAACAGGCCGAGGAACAAAGAAAGGCGCAGAAAGATCAATCCGATGCAGCTGCCAAAACAGCCCAGCTTGAGATTGAGAAGGAAAGAATTGCTTCACAAGAGCGTATAGCCCAGGCTAGTTTGATGTCCAAACTACAGAAAGACAAGCAAGAGCTAGAACTCAAAGCAATGCAAGCAGTAGCCAATGTTAATAAACCTCAAACAGGGAAAAAATAGTGGATCAAAATTTAGACTTCCTCTTAAGAGAGTACAAAGAACGCATAGACATGCTCCAAAAAGCGGTTTCTGCGGGAAATTGCACCAATTTTGAGGAATATAAGTACGCATGTGGACAAATTCGGGGTCTTGAGTCTGCATGTTTAACCCTTACAGACCTCAAACATAGAATGGAGAACTCGGATGAGTGAAACCACAATTCTGATCGGCTCAAATCCCGATCAGCCGCAAGTGGTAGGCGCAGTAAACATTAGTGCAACAAACGAAGAAAAGGCAAAAGCCCTTCCTGAACCATCTGGATACCGTATTTTGGTAGCTATTCCAGAGCAAGAGAAGGAATATGAAAGCGGAATCATCAAAGCTGATTCTGTTATGCACACGGAAGAGCTACTTTCTACCGTATTCTTCGTAGTTAAGATGGGTCCAGATTGCTACAAAGACGCAACCCGTTTCCCAACTGGCCCATGGTGCAAAGAAGGTGACTTTATTCTAGCCAGACCAAACTCTGGCACACGATTAAAGATCCACGGACGTGAATTTAGGATCATCAATGACGATTCTGTAGAAGGAATTGTTGAAGATCCCCGTGGCATAACCAGAGCATAAGGAGAAAATCATGCCAGATATGGAAATGACGGAATTTAAATTCCCAGATCAAGTTTCTAAAGCGGAACCTGAAGTTGAAGAACTAGAACCCATTGAAATTGAGGTAATAGACGATACAACACCAGAGGACAGGGCTAATGCAGAGCCTATGCCTAGGGAAATTGTTGAAGAACTTGATAACGATGACCTAGAAGCCTTTACTGGGGAAGCAAAGAAGAAGTTGTTGCAGATGAAAAAAGTCTACAACGATGAACGCAGAGCCAAAGACGCTGCTGATAAAGAACGTCAAGAAGCTGTTGATTTTGCTCAAAAAATTATTGAGGAAAACAAACGGCTAAAGACAAAACTATCAGCTGGAGAACAGACTCTTGTAAGCAATTACAAAGAAAACGTTACTCGTGAACTAGAACAGGCTAAACAGGCTTATAAGGACGCTTATAATTCTGGAGACTCTGATCTTTTGGTTGATGCCCAAGAAAAACTGACCGAAATTAAAATGAAGGTTCAGGATTTAGAACGATATCAACCAGAATTTTCACAAGAGGCTTTACAATCTCAAGAAAATGAGGTACAAATACCTCAAACCCAACGTTTGGACTCAAAAACCCAAGCGTGGCTGGACAAAAACAGCTGGTATGGGACTGATGATGATATGAGTTACCTAGCAATGGGTATTCATAGGCGCCTTGAGCGTGAAGGAGTAGCAATAGGCTCTGATCACTATTATGGCGTAATTGACAAAGAAATGCGTCAACGTTTCCCAGAGAAATTTGGGATATCTGAAGAGACCAAATACTCTTCTGAGGTAGAGATCAAACCCTCTACAAAATCTAGTAAGCCGAGCACAGTAGTTGCGCCAGCGACTAGGTCTACCTCTCCAAAAAAAGTCAGACTTACGCCAACGCAGTTACAACTGGCAAAGAAATTCAATCTAACCCCAGAGCAATATGCTCGTGAACTTACAAAACTGGAGTCCCAAAATGGCTGAAAACAGAAAACCTCGTGAAATAGAAACTCGTCAACAAACAGTGCGACCAGAAGCATGGAAACCACCAGAGTTGTTGCCAGAACCAGATAAGCAAGCAGGTTTTGCGTATCGTTGGATCAGGGTATCTACTTTAAACAATGCGGATCCCCGCAATCTCTCTGCCAAACTCAGAGAAGGATGGGAACCCGTTAGGGCTGAGGAACAGCCTAAGTTTCAGTTATTAATCGATCCCAATAGTCGTTTTAAAGACAATATTGAGATTGGTGGCTTGTTGTTATGCAAAACGCCAGATGAATTCGTCCGACAACGTAATGAATATTACAAAATCCAAGGCGATCAACAGATGGAAGCTGTAGATAACACGCTTATGCGTCAAAGTGATCCTCGTATGCCTCTATTTAATGAGAGAAAGATGACAAGTAGCTTTGGCAAAGGAAGTTAATTTTTTTAAATTTTAGGAGATTTAAATGGCTTATCCAACCGTTTCAGCTCCCTACGGCCTACTCGCTGTTAACCGTGTAGATGGCTTGCCATATGCAGGTGCAATTCGTCAGATTCCGATTGCATCCACATATAACACGCCAATTTATTATGGTGATATCGTTCGTATCGCTGCAGGTGGCACAATTCAAAAATCGACTGTAACTGTTGATTCAACTACAGCTGCTGCAAACAACACCGTTGGTGTATTTGTTGGCTGTTCTTTTGTCAATAGCCAAAGTCAACCTGTATCGGGTCAATATTATCAAAGCAACACGGCTAACCAGTCAGCTGTTGCATTTGTAGTTGATGATCCTTTAGCTTTGTTTAAAGTAGCCGTAACACTATCTAATGGTGCTATGTCTTCTGTAAACCAAAGCATTGTAGGTACCAATATGGCAGTTGTACAAGGTAGTGGTTCTAACACCACTGGCGATTCCGCTGTTTCTGTCTTTGCAACTACTGCAGAAGGCAACGCAGCTGCTCTTCCAGTTCGTGTTATTGCTGTTGTTCCTGATACAGCTATCAATGCTACGGCTTTCACCGAAGTATTGGTTAAGATTAACAACCATCAGTACAACGCTGCCGCTGCGTTGAACTACACAGCATAAAGGGGCATTTAAATGGCTATTTCTCGTGCACAACTACTGAAAGAGCTGCTCCCAGGACTGAACGCATTGTTCGGCCTTGAGTATGCTACCTATGGACAAGAACACAAAGAGATTTACGAAACTGAATCTTCTGAGCGTTCTTTTGAAGAAGAGACCAAGTTATCAGGCTTTAGTGCTGCTCCCGTTAAAAACGAGGGCGCACCAATTGCTTATGACAACGGTCAAGAGGCTTGGACAGCTCGTTATACCCACGTAACTATCGCCCAAGGCTTCTCCCTCACGGAAGAGGCAATCGAGGATAACTTGTATGACTCATTGTCAGCTCGTTATACCAAAGGTTTGGCACGTTCCATGGCGTATACCAAGCAAGTTCGTGCTGCTTCTGTATTGAACAACGGCTTCTCCGCTTCCTACCCAGGTGGTGACGGTGTTGCTTTGTTCTCAGCATCACACCCATTGGTTTCTGGCGGTACTAACAGCAACATTCCTTCAACCCCAGCTGACTTGAATGAGACTTCTTTGGAAGCCGCTGTAATTCAAATCTCCCTGTGGACTGATGAGCGTTCGCTGCTTATCGCTGCTAAACCTAAGAAGTTGATCGTTCCTCCTTCACTCCAGTTCGTTGCAACTCGTTTGCTCGAAACTGAACTCCGTGTTGGTACTAACGACAACGACATCAATGCGTTGAAGAACAACGGTTCGATCCCTGGTGGTTATGGTATTAACCACTTCTTGACCGACACCAATGCTTGGTTCTTGACAACTGATGTACCTAACGGCATGAAGCACTTTGTCCGTGTTCCTTTGAGCACTGGCATGGATGGCGACTTTGATACTGGTAACGTCCGTTACAAGTCTCGTGAGCGTTATAGCTTCGGCTGGTCTGATCCACTCGGAATGTACGGTTCCGCTGGAGCCTAATTAGGCTAATAAAAAGGGGAGCCAAAAACTCCCCTTTTTCATTTATTTGTAGTAAGATTACTTAAACTGGGTGAACCGCCTATCAAACTGCCCCAGCAGACGCATACACGATTGATAGGTTGAACTTTGTATGAAGGACAATTTATTATGGCATTAGCAACTACCTCAGCCGTATGGCGCTCCACTGGTGGAGATCAAACTCGTACAGCAACCGCTGGCTCCATGGTTATGGCAGCTCAGTTCTTTATTTCTAACTGTGCAGCAACCGCAAACGTAACAAACTCTACTGGCACCGAGGCTCTAATTCTCCCCGCTGGCGCTGTTGTTACTGATGTTTCTATTACTGAAACTGGCACAGGTAACATTAACCTAGGGTTTACCCCACTAATTGGTGTTGGTCCAGGACAAACAACATCCCTTGGCACCCCAGTTCCTACTGGATTCTTGATTAACGAAGCTATTACTGCTCGTGTAAACGTTCAAGTTGGTGGCACTGATGGTGGCGCTTCTTTAGGTAACGTAGCTAACGCAACTAACTTAGTTGTTGTAACTACCGCCGCTAACAGCTCTGCTTCTGGCAACTGCTCTGGAATCATTCGTTATTTCGTAGCTGATAATGGCGCAGAAAACGTTTAATTAATCTAGGGGGTTCGCCCCCTGTTTACTTTGGAGATTAATTATGGGTATGCAATATGATGTGTTAGCAGTACATGCGGATGGAGACGTTCAAGCTGTTGTAGGGCCGCTTAGGGTTAAAGCGTATCAATTAGCCCCTGGTGGAACTGCTGGTGAAATTAAGTTTTTTGATACTGCAGCTAATTCCGCTACAGGAACTGAGCGTTTAACACTAAATATCACTACAAATACAGCTGTTATTTCTACACTAATACCTGGTGAGGGTATTCGTTTTACTAATGGTTTGTATTTAGACTTACCAGCTAATGCTGCAATTACAGTATTTTATGGCTAAGAAAAAAGGTGTCTCTCTTGCGGTTGGTCGTGGTGAAAAGCTGCCTGTATCTAAGGGTGCTGGGCTTACCGCCAAAGGTCGTGCTAAGTATAATGCAGCGACTGGTTCTAATCTAAAGGCTCCACAGCCCGAAGGTGGTGCTCGTAAGCGTTCATTCTGCGCCCGTATGTCTGGTATGCCAGGACCAATGAAGGACGAGAATGGGAAGCCTACT